ACGCTTGTAATAGGTAGCTGTCTCCAATCGGTGAAAACACATATTGGAGAACCTTCTTTTGCAATGCGAAAACACTCGCTTAACCACAACGAACACCAATAAAGGTAACTCATTTGGTCTTTATTATCGCCAAAGAAATCTGGACGCTGTATTTTTGTTCCAGATTGAACATATTTTTTAGAAGGCATAGCTGCACGAGTTGCGCTTGATTGTCCTCCTGATGAATATGGCGGATCAGTTATTATTGCGTCCACACTTTCTTTTTCTAGTGTAGGCAATATTTTTAGACAATCACCTTGGTAAATTTTATAATTCATAGTTGTCTCTTTCTACATTATTTATTTATAAAGGCTTATTAGTATTTTATCTTTGTGTGAGAATGAAGCTTATTGTTAGGCAAAGCACTTTCAACAGAAAAATACTCCAATCAAAAGTGCTTAGCCGTTATCTTTAATTTATGGAGGGCTTAGTTGGTTATTGGCTTTAGCTTTATTTATTAGTAAAAAATGCAGCTTTTAAACTAATAGCAACTTCTTCTCTTGGAGCTATTCCAAATCCTTGAAGTTCCTTGTAGACTTCTTCGCTAAGAATTAGCTGGTTTCCCCTAACCGTTGTGGCTAAAAAGTCTCCTGGATATCCCGCGTATAAGTTTGGGTAATCTCCTAAACTTATCTTTTTCTTTAATTCTATTGCTTCTACTATCATTTGTTTTCCTCTCTATTAAATATTATCTTGTTGTATTAACAGAACTTATAGACTTTTGAAATAGCTGAAAAGCTTCCCCAGCAAGAGAACTAGGAACAGGTCTTTTTCCTATCTCGTAAGCGTATTGTGATTGTTGAGTATGATTGCCTGTTTTGGCTCCAAATTCAGCTTGGGTAAGTGGCTTACCGTTCCTTTTTCTTATTGCAAGCCGTAACTCTTTTAGCTGTTGACTTGTCATATATTGACCACTATGGGCTAGTATCAATGCTTTTACTGTAGCTAGAGCTTGGGTTTCTCCTGATGCTATTGTGGGATTATCGTTTCCTGCCAAAATAAACGCCACAAAATATTTCTCTTTAACTTCATTATTTACCCGAAATTGCGCTTTAGCTGTAAGAATTTGATGACAATTTATTAAATGTTGTCGCAATACTTTCCAGCTTTCTTTACTTCCGTTAGATACTTGGTATTTGCTTAATTCTATTAGGTTTACATCTTGTTTTAATACTACAGAGCAAAACATTATATCTAGCTCTTTTAATGACATTATATCTAAATTTAATAACTGTTTTTTGCTCATTTCTTGTCCAAACAATCAAGTTAAATAGATAGTGATATTCAAGAATAAATCTTTACAAAATACAATAACTTGTCTGTTTTTATTTACAAACTCCTATACTCATCTAGAAATAATGCGTAAGATTAAATCTGTCTGTTTGACGAAAGTAAAAATCCATTCTATTCTCCAGCGAAATTGAATATTAATTTTTTGGAGAACAAATGGTTAAACACTCACACCCTTTGGAGCCTGGTTGAACTAACAAGCTCTACAACTAAATAAACCTGCAACATTAACTTAAGAGTAAATAAGTGGATGTTGAAGCACTCCCATAGAAGCAATGTTTTCAATAAGATATAGCTTCGAGGCTGGTTGAGGGCGGATTTAGATTAAGCTAGAGGTGTGTCTAAATGGCAAGAAAAAGATTTAACAAGTCTGATGCCAAAGAGAAGATTTATTTTCCTTTTGAAAATACTATTTCTCCAACAGGAGCATTAATTGAAAAGATTATTTACTCGTCTCCCGCTAATGAATGGAGAAAGCCTGTTGAAGCTAATCAAGTTGCCACTAGCCAACACATTTGCACATTTGTTTTAATCGCTTCTACTAATCACAAAAAGAAAAATAAAACATTTGGTCATCGCCAATTGCCTAAACGCTATCTAGAGCAAATAGCTACAAACACAACAAACGCAACTATATAGAGATAAACATCAATAAATCATAGAGATAGAGAGCCGTTTATGAGTAATTTTATTCGCAAACAAAATAGGAGTTTGTCTTTGCCACCTAATCGCAGACAAAGAAAGTTTTTACACAAATTACGTCAGCTAACAAACAAGATAAATGGCGTTGTTAGCTCACTTAAAGATAAATCCAACGCCCTTAGCCAAATGGCTATTAATCAAGAAAGTAAACAATTAGCGTTGGTTGAAGGTGATGCAAATCAAGTATCACCTTGTCATCTGCCCTAACCCCTAATGAAGCCTGCATTTATCCTCCATGACAAACAACAACTAAATAAGGTGAGTCATTTGGCTCACCTTTAATTTTTAAGGTTTACAATGGCAAACTTTACAAAGTTGACAGTAGAAAAAAAAGAGAAATTTTTAGATTACTTACGCACTAGCCCTAATGTTAGTCAAGCAGCTAAATCTATAGGTGTTTCTAGACAAACCGTTTACAACCAAAGAAAAGAAGATAAAGAGTTTGCTACAGCTTGGGATGATGCAATAGGGGAAGCTTTAGATAACCTAGAATCTGCTCTTTTTGACAGAGCTATAAACGGTGTAACAAATGATGTTTTTTATGAAGGAGTTCCTTGTGGAACAAAAACAGAATATAGCGATGCAGCAACAATGTTTTTGTTAAAGAACCGTAGGCCAGAAGTTTTTTCAGATAAAGTTAGACAAGAAATAACAGGAAAAGATGGTGGGGCAATCCAACTACAAAATCTCTCAGCAGATGAACTTGCTGCCAGAGTTATTGCCATACTTGAGCGAGCAGGAGAAAGAAGAGCTAGAGCTAATTCTGAGCCTAGCACCTCCACAACCACCTAGTTTACAGGACTTTATTAGAGGTGCATGGGATGTATTAGAACCTGGAAGGAGATTAAGCTGGAATTGGTCTATTGATGCTGTATGTGAGCATCTTTTAGCTGTAAAGAATAGACAAATAACCAGGTTAGTAATAAACATACCACCTCGCCACATGAAAAGCTTAGTGGCTTCAGTCTGTTTTCCGGCTTGGATGTGGATTGACCAACCTGAGCATAGATTTTTATGCTTAAGCCACGAGTTTAATTTAGCTCTTGAATTATCGGTTAAATGCCGCAGGTTAATACAAAGCGAATGGTATCAAGAAAACTGGTCAAAAAGCTTTTCATTAACAGGAGACCAAAATGTAAAAAGTAAGTTTGATAATAGCTTTCAAGGAACAAGACAAGCTGTTTCCATTGATGGAGGGGTAACAGGAAAAGGTGCTGATACCATCATTATAGATGACCCTCACGATGTTAAAGACGCTAACTCTACAGCAGAATTACAATCAGCAATAGACGCTTATGGAGCTATTCCTAGCCGCCTTAATGATTCTCAAACTGGTGCTATAGTCTTGATAATGCAAAGGGTTCACGAGCGTGACCTTTGTAATGAGGTATTGAAAGAAGGTGGTTGGGAGCATCTTTGCATCCGTAGCGAGTACGAGCCTGAAACTAGAAAAACATCAATTGGATGGTCTGACCCTCGTACAAAAGCAGGTGAACTACTTTGGCCAGAGCGTTTTCCTCCTGAGTTTATAGAGCGAGAAAAACGCCGAGATCCTTATGGATACGCCGCACAATACCAGCAAAGGCCATCCCCAAAAGGTGGTGGGCTATTCAAACGAGAATATTTTGATGTTGTAGATGCCGTACCAGCTAATTTAATAAAAGTAAGGTTTTGGGATTTAGCTTGTACCAGTCCTAAAGCAGGCTCTGACCCTGATTACACTGTTGGGTTGCTACTTGGTAAAGATAAGCGTACTGGTTTTTACTACATACTAGATATAGTAAGAAAACAAGGTGAACCTGCTGAAATCGAGAGAGTAATAAAAACTACAGCAAGCCGAGATGGCTATGGTGTAGGAATAAGAATAGAACAAGAGAAAGCCTCTGCTGGGAAACATTTAGTAGACCATTATGCTCGCTCAGTCTTAAGCGGTTACAGCGTAAAAGGAATACCACCTTGGGCAGATAAAGTTAGCCGAGCAGAACCTGTAAGCGCTCAAGCTGCTGTTGGCAATATCAAAATACTTCGTGGCGATTGGAATGAGGCAGCACTTAAAGAACTAGAAAACTTTCCTTTTTCTGCTCACAAAGACCAAGCTGATGCTTTATCTGGTAGCTTCCATGCATTAAATGAACCTGATAGTTATGAAATGGCTGTTGAAAACTGTTCTTTATTCAAATTAATTGGAAATAAATTATATCTTACTAGAGGTGCTAACCTTGGTACTTCTATTAACTTAGATAAAATGAGAGACTTCGCTTTCCTCTCCATCAGCACACAAGCTACAGCCTCCGCAATAGCCAGAGTATGGATAGAAAAAAGTGATGACTATCAAATTACTCCTACTAAATATGTGGCCGAAGTATGGAGAAAAGCTGTGCATCCTCGTGAAGCAATAGAAAAGTTCTGGTCATTGCATAAAAAACGACCATTTGAGGTTGTAGCAGTTGATGAAAAGGTGTTTGAACTATTTTTATCTGACTTTGAATCTGTAGAAATTGAAAATATCAAAGAAGAAAACCCATTGCCATTGATGCCAATACAACTACCAAATGATAAACAAAGCTACCACATAGCCGCTTTAGCCTCTCCAATAGCCACTCATAAAGTAGTTTTTGCTGACTACTTACAAGGCAATGGAGGAATTTGGTCACAAATCGTTAATCTGCAATCTTTAGAAGATGAGGCCAGAGATGCAATTGCTGGAACTCTTAAGCTCATTGAAATAAGCTATTAACTAATCGCCAATGCCATTTGATTTAGAAACACAACCAAAAGTTAACCTCATCAAAGCGCGTTTGGAGCGTGCCTGGAAGATAATGACTCGTTGGAACCCTGATCAGCAAACATCTGAGCAGGGTTACTTGATGTCTGACCCTGAGACTGATGCGGTTAACCGCAAACATAATCAGCCTTACTCTAGGCGTAGTCTTATCAAAGAATTGCTAGAAATTTATGCAGATAATCCAGTAGTTTTAGCTGCACTAATCAAGCTGGCAGAAGACGCGGTTAGTAATGGCTACACAGTAACAATTAAGGATGCTGCTACAGATGAAATAGGCTACAGAGCTGAACGCAACTTTCAAAGACTCAAAGAACAATGTCGTTTGGAAGAGTATGCATCATCATTTGCCTTTTCTGCTGTAGGATTTGGAGACTCTTATCTTCAACCAGTAGTAGATTATACTGGTCAAATAGTTGCTGTGCGCGATATGCCAACAGAGGCAATGATCCGCAACACTGATGCAAGAGACCAGTTTATTGACCCTCAAAAAGCATTTATTTTTCGTACTTCTGACACTGATAGAGAGGCAGATTACTTTTATCAATCACAAATAATGCATTGGAGATGGAGACATCGGCCTGGTCAACGCTATGGCAATGCTCTGCTTTTTCCTGGTCGTAGCCTATCAAAAGACTCTATTGCCGCTTTAAGGAGTTTATTACCCAGAAGACTAGCCAATCAACCATTCCGTCATCTCAACATCTTGGGGCCAACAGGAAAAGGCATTGCAGCCAGTTTGTTTCAAAGCATCAAGAAAAACTTATCTCGTTTGGTACACATTCAAAAAGGTGGGCAAATAAGCCCATTTGATGATGTTTTTACCAATAACATAGAAGTAGCTGTAAAAGGTGGTGACCCACAACAAGGAGAGCTTAAAGACATAGAGTTTATGCTTGATGCCGTTCTTGTACTTACAGGAATATCACGCCAGTTATTAGGGTGGAATGTAACAGGAAACCGCTTTACCCTTGATGAAACTCGCAAAGAAGCTTATGCACATCAAAGGAAAATTGCTCGTGGTTTAGTCACTAATCACTATAAACCATTGCACGATTTATCTTTATCATTGGAAGATATTTCACCCAATCAGGTAAGTTATGAGGTTATTTTTGATGATCAAATGACTGAATCTGAGATGGAGCGCAGAGTCCAACAATCTCGCGAAGACTTTAAGCTTGGTCTTGTGACTTTAGCAGAAGCTCGTCAACTTCGTGGCTCTTACTACTTAATTAGCAAAGTTGATGAAGGAACTCGTGAGCTTGAGCAAATAAACACTCAACAGCCAAATAATCTCATTGCTCCAACTCCTCCAACTCCGCAACCTCAAGAATAAGCAATGCCCAACCCAATAACAAAACTATCAGCAAGCACTAATAAACAATGTGCTGCAATAACAAGCTCTTTTCATAAACAAAACAAGCCCGACAAAGTAGCTTTAGATGGTGTTTATAGCGACATAATCTTAACAGAAGCTGATTTTATCAACTTAAATGATACAGCTTACACAGCCCAGTCAATGGAGCAAACCATTGAACTAGCCCAAGAATATGTCAATTTAGGGTTAATGATTGGTTATAATGGGCATCCAAAACCAGTTTATGATGAGCAAGAAAATGTAGTTGGCTTCGATTATAGCGAGTTAGAACCAGCATTTGTGTTTCGCAAGCTTTGGTATGACAAAGACACTAAACAAGGCAAAGCTACTATTGAGTACTTCCCTACTGACTCTGGAAATAAATTAGCAGAACTAGCTCAAAAAGAAGACCTTTATTTTTCACTGAGAGCAATCTTAGATGGCTGTGTTGAGTATGACGATCATAGGGTTTGTCAAATAGGCCGCTTTGATGGTGGTGATAGGGTAAAGAACCCTGCTGTTCCTCATGCTAAAACACTCAAAACTTATACGTCTGATGGCATAAATCAATCTAATACAAATAAAAAAGCAGCAACAGATTGCCAGGGTAATTGTGGTAAAAGTTGTTGTACCAGCAAAAAACTAATCCTTTCATTAAAACAACCTGTATTCAATAACTCTAATAATATTAACAAGATAGCAATAGGAGACAACTCTATGATGACTATGGAAGAAATTTTAGGTATGGCTAAAGGTGGTTATTTAAACCAAGAAGCCATTATATCACTAGAAATGCACGTTAAAGGCTCAATGCCAACAACAAGTGATAGTGCTTCTAGTGAAACAGATAATGCAAATATTGCTGAGGATATGAAAAAACCCGAAGCCGTTATGGACATGGTAAATAAAATCAAAGCCGCTTTGGATAGTGCGCCTAAGCCTGGTAGTGTGCCTACTCCTACAGCTAAAACACAAGATCCCAACTCTACAGAGCAACTTAACTCTATGTTAAACAAAACCTTATCAGCATTAGACGATATTACCAAAGAAGTAACAGAACTAAAGAAAACTCAAGCTGCTCGTGATGAACAAGAAACTAAAGCTAAACAAGCATCACAAGCTCGCCAAGCTGTTACTGACTCCGTTAAAGAAATAGAAAAATCAGGTCAAATTGAAGGCAGACGCTTAACTAATTATCCAGAACGCACATTACAAACTGTTTTAGATAATGCTCGCTCTAAAGCTAGTGTTGATGAGGCTAAACGCTCCATTATTAATGATTTGAGTGTTTTAGATAGCGCTAGAACAGAGTCACTTAAAAGTGGAATAGCTCCTGGTATCTTTGGAAATACAGTAAGAGCAGAAGTTGCACAAGACGAGGCTGATCGTAGTTGGAGACCTGCCGCTGATGCTTTAGATAAAGCTATTACTAGAGCTAAAGAAAGCAAAGAACGTGAACTATTAAAACGCTCTAGCTATGCGAGTGACGCTCAAAAAGGCTTTGCTGAGGAAGTTCTTAGTTACGTAGAGACTCAACCAGCTTTTAGGCGCAAACTAATGAAATCTACCGGAGCAGCATTAGACGAAGCTTTATTGATAGATGGTGGTGATTTGCGTAATCAAGAAGGCGTTATAGCTAGAGCAATATTAAGAGAGTTTATTTTGTTTACTGATGGAATGCAGTTTGCAGAAGTTTATGGCCCCCAATTCGCTAAACAAATGGGTAGAATGTTCAAAATTCCATTAGAAGGATATGAACCTCCTGCTCCTGGTACTACTCGTCGTTACTATGAAGTCCGTGCTAATGAAAGCATTGGAGAGGCAAAAACCACACTTCGCTATCAAAAAATCTTTACTTTTATGAGAGCAATAGGTTTTAGGTTACCACAAGAACTAGAATGGCAATTAGAAAGTGGAACCGTATCGTACGATTCATTAGCTGGGTTAATACTTCATACAAGTAGAGATATGGCTAATAAGACTAGTAGAATGATTTATGACCAATTCCAATATGCTGCTGACGAACAAGGTAGAGTTAAAGCGCCTCAAGAAGTGGTAGCAGCAGAACAATGGTTCTGGTCTAACAATGGCAATGTAGTAGTTAAATTAGATGGACAGATTGGTGATGTTAAGCTAGGAAATAATGTTTATGGGGCTTGTAAGCTTAAAACTGGTTATGCTGGAGGAGCTGCTTATGCTGGAGATAATGCAGACCACCCTAGAATAGTCCTAGTTGCTCAACCTGATTTATCCGTAGACGACGACAATATTGAGGAATATACAACTCTTTATCCTACCAGGGTTGGCAATCCTGGTAACACACCACAAATAGAGGGAGAATTTGACCAATTCCTTAACATTGTTCCCAAAGTACCAGGACAAACACCTACATTTGCTGTTCATAACGAAGGGTTTATTGGATTTACCCAAGATAGTGGATTTGATCAAAACACACGCCCAACCATTAATGAATACTGGTTCAATGATGGTAGTAACTACTATGAGTTTGATTTAGGTGGTAATGAAAATGAATCAATACAAGAAACCTACGCAGGGTTGATAAGCTTAGCAATGGGAATATCAGCAGATATGGCAAGCGAACCAAACCTTGTAGAAGCAGACACTTGGATGATGCACACTCAAATTGCAAGGGGTGCTTTTGCTATTGCTGATTTATTTGAGCAACAAAAATCCCCTGCCGGTGTTGAGTTCCTGCCAAACTATAGCAAAGGTGTAAAAATAGGAAACATCCCAGGCCCCATAGCAGCTGTTCAAGTCAACGGTGGTTTATATTCAGGAGCGAGACGCTCATTTATTTACAAAGCAAGCCCTGTTAAATATGCTTTGGGTTTACCAATGCAGATGTTTGGTCCCTATGTTGGTCAATTTGCTCCTAATGGTGGAGGCAATACGACTATTCAGCCTCATGATGTTCGCTATATGCGTATTCTTGACTGTGCTAGACGTGTTTATGTTAAAAAAGCTGATGGCAGTTTTGCTAATCATCCTATCAGACAAATCCGTTTTGTTGGTAAGTTGCGTTCTACTCGTCCAACAGCCTAAATAACACCATCACAAAGGCTAAGAGCAACTACTCTTAGCCTTTAATCATAAAGGAAAATATTATGCTTTTAATGCAAAGAGGTGACTCTAAAAAGTACATTTCTACCAACAAGCAAACGCCTACTGTGGCAGCAAGCCCTGAAGAAAAACAAGAACAAGGCCAGCTTTTATCATTGGTAAATTTAGGTAACCAGAATGTGGCAATGAGTCCCAAAGTAGAAACCTTAATTAAACCAAAAGTTAAAGAAGAACCTGCCAAAGAACCAACTCCAACAGGCTTTGTTCCTGAACAGTAGAAAGAATGGAGAGAAATGACACGTTTATCTTTTATCCAAGAATTAAAAAATGCTGACAATGAAAACCCTTACCTAAGAGATGTTTCTGATGACCAATGGAACGATGCTATAGAAGAGTCATTAGAAGAGTATTCATTATTAGAAGGAAAAGGAAGACTTAACCTTCTAGTTATCATCAAGATAGAACCAGGAGATGAAGAAATTGTTCTCCCTGCTGATTATCTCTACAGGCCAGGAATTGATGATGATATGCTGCTAAGTTTGCTCAAAGGGCAAAAAAGCTACAAGGCCAATGTTCCAGGTGCTTATCCTGCTAGAAATAGAACAGGGTTATCACCCTTTTCTTCACCACTAGGAGCAACAACAGATTCTCCTAATGATGAAATTTTTGCTGATACTGGTGAAATCCCTATAAGCACAGATGAGCAAGGCAATTACATTTTAGTGTTATCAACTCCAGCAACAATGGCAAGAAGCCACCAAATACGCTACACAGGCATTCATCAAATTAGTGATCGCGATCCTCCTATAAATACAGTACCTAAAGGAGATCGTAGAATAGTAAAGCGTTTGGCATTAGGCTATGCAATGGAAGCAAGAGCTAAACATGCCTTGCAAAAGGAGCAAGCCGATTTAGCCAAAGTTTATCAATCTTTAGCTAATCAGTACTTTAGCGTAAGAGATGACTTTGATTGTGCATTTGGCGCTTTAGCCTAAATCAAACAAGAAGGGGGTTTTTAAATATCCCCCGAAAAAGTATATTCCAAGGTAAGCCAATTTATGCCCAGAGTTACTAGCTTTTATTGAAACTACTGATAAATATAAGTAAACAATAAGGATACGCTTATTGAGTATAAGTGAGCCAAAAAGTGTAGTTTTTGGCTCAACAGTAAATCTAGTAATAATACATATGAATTTTGATGATTTTGTTGAGCCAAAAGCCGTGCCAAAATCAAAATGTCAAAATACTCTTAATTTTATCTTTTGGCACACTTTGAAATACATATTTATAAATCTTTTTTTTACTATAAGTTAGCTAATTATATTTTTGGAATATACTTTTTCGGGCGTTATTTAAAAACCCCCTATTGGGAAATAGATTATGGCATTTTCAATAAAATTAGTACCTGACAAAATTATTACTTGCGATGATGGAGAAGCTGTGTTTGGCTTAATTACTTTAGGTAATTTTCGAGAGCACTTTACTTCAGCTTTGGGTTATTGGTCTGTTGATGACTATCTTCAACATTGGAAACAAGCCTTAGATCGAATTATTAATGAAGAACCAACGTCTTGCTTAATAACGTCAATGCTCGATCCTAAAACAGCAAGCTTTATATTTTGGTGGCCTATGTACCGTGTAGAAGATTTTGTTTTTATACAAAATCAGATCTTTTTTCTAAATCAGTCGCAAATAAAATTCGGTGGAAAGGATCCTTTTTCTTTTGTGCCTGCACGTCAAGTTGTGAATGAAGATGGGTTACAGGTGTCTGAATGGTCTGTACCTATTTTAGATGTCAAGGAGTTTTATACTGATCTTTTGAGTGACTAAAACTAACCAGCAAATAAAGTGGCAAGCTCTTTATTTTGCTGCTGCACAAAAGTAACTCTACCCAAATACCTCCCAATGGTGTACATTTCGTTTCACAATTTTTGCTTACAAAAAAGAAAAGGCTGCCAAAGTAGCAGACCCCGTAATTTGATTGTTTTATAAAATAAAAATTTCGCACACGCAAATGTGCGAAATCTCAGAATAACAAAGGTTTACGGCTAAGGGCAAGCAGGAAAACAGAGAAAGTGGCAAGTAGCGGTAAATAAGCGAGTTAGACTGAGGATTAAAAGTAACATTTGGTGGGTCTAGTGAGATGGCGGACTTCAAGGAAGGACGCAGATATGAATCAAGAATTAGATATGCAAGAAGGAGTATGGCAAAGGCCAGAAGGATTTAATGAGACAGACTGGCTAATGTGCAAGGGAAATAGGAAACACATCAAGCATTTACCAACGAGTGAGCGTGTGTTTTTCCAGATCTGGCAAAAGCAACAGTTAACAGGAGAGGCATTTTTCCACCAAGAATGGTTAGCCAAGGCAGTGGGGAGATCAGTAAGACAGGTGCAAAATGCATTATATGAGCTAAAGGAGACAGGGAGAATAATAATAGAGAGAACAGATCAGAACTATTACAGGATAGTAGAATTTTATTCAAGGCCAGCGGTAGAGTGGGCAAAAGAGGCGATAAGGAAGGGAAATGCGGCATTAGACAAATTCTATGGACAAGTAACAGGACAAGAGAAAGCAAAAGAGCCAAGGGAAGGGTCAAGCCAAAGAGTAAAAAGACCTTGGGTAAGAAAGGCTAAGGTAAAAGTAGTAGAAGCGGTGGTGGAGAAGGTAGAGTTGACGCAAGAGGAGAGGCTGGAGCAGGAGAGGAGAGGGAGAGAGGCGCTAGAGAGGATGGAGGCCGAGCAAGAGGCGAGGTATGAGGAAGAGAGAATAGCGTGTGAAGAAGCGCCAGAGGAGCTAAAGAGGGGAATAGAGGAGGCGGCGGAGGAAGTAGCAAGAGAGAGCGCAAGTGGGAAGAAGGTATCAGAAACAGACTTTTACCAAGCGGTATTGAGTAAGGCAAGAAGCTATGGACTGAAGATAGGGTATGAGTTGAGGGGATTGGTGGGAGGTATAGCTGGAAGGAGCTATAAGAAACACCGCTATAGATTTATGTAGAGGGAAAATAACAAAGTAGAAATAAGAATAAAAAGAGGAACTGCGGTAAAAAAAGAGGCAGCAAAGGGGAGGACTATTTAAAAAAAGGAAAAGTGGGTCAAAAAACTTCAAAATTTTAGAAAAAAGCACACCAAAAGAGCCAGCAAGGAAAAAGACAGGTCAAAAAAAGTCAAAAAAGAAAAAACTCCAAAAAAAGTTGAATAAATACTCCTAATAAGACGTAAGTAAAATATAGTATTGATCAGAAAAAAAATGCATATTGGGTTTCACAAGTAATTTCGTAAAAAATTTCATATTCTAAAAAACTATAAATAGGTTATTTAAGAATAGTTTAAGTGGCAAAAAAGGGGTGCTAAGCAATTAAAAAAAGAAATGCTGAAAAAAATATATAGGAAAAAGATTTTACGTGCTATCAGACGCAAGGAAATTAGCCCAAGAAAAGCGGTAGACATTGACAGGATGATTGGACAAATTCTTGACCGAAGAAGACAGCAGCAAACAAGTTTGCTAGTCTTCTTCGAGTCTACGAATTTTAATCATCCTGTCAATTCCCTCAAAAGCTACAAAAAACTTTCCCTTCATAAAAAACATTACGGGAAAATTTTTTGCTTAACGCTTTATCGGGCTACCTTACTCTTAATTAGCAATAAAAGAAGAAACCCCCTTCCGTCCCCCTTTCAGGGGGAAACGACCTCAGAATCCAGCAGCCTTTTTACTGCAAGAAAAAGAATGGGCTTCATTTGCGTATACGCAAAAGTGACGGCCACTACCTAGTAAGCAACATGATATCAACCATGCGTATACTAGGAAATTAGTTGTTTGGTGGGCTTTGGTGACGGTAGAGAAGTGAAAGAGAGGGAGGGGTGTGCTATCATCCAGTGGTGTGTGGGAAAAGAAGAGAATGCAGGATACGCACTAGATAGCAAATTTTCAAATAATTTGAAAATTGCTATCTAGTGCCAGTCTGTGACTGTCCTGCCACTGTGTGGAGGGAACAGACTACCTTCTGTAGTCTGAAAGATTTGTAGAGTAACTAGGCCAAGTAAAAGAGTAATTTATGAAAAGTTAAGTTGGTGTGAGTAGATTAAATTTTGGAAATCGCAAACTAATAAGGTAAAAATCAAAAAGAGCAAAAGGTGAGGTGAGACTAGTGGCGAAAGTAAAAAAAGTTGAAGGCAAAGAAGATAGCGTCAAGGAGAAAAGAGAAAAAGTTATATTCATTAGGGTGACAAAAGAAGAATACGAGAAGATAAATGAGTTGGCAGAATATGCAAATATGACAGTAAGTAAATATTTAATAGCGCGAGGATTAAAAGAAAAAGTTAAATGGAGAAAAAATAAAAGAACAAAGGGGGAGGAAAGAGAGAAACTTGAAGAGTTGATGTGGCAGCTAAAGAAGTTAGGAAGAAACGTAAATCAATTAGCTCATAGTTACGAAGATAATAAACTCACAGGAGAAAGTTTGATTAGTCAAAAAGAAATAAATCTTGTTGGAGAAAAAATAAAGGGCTTACTCAAGGAACTAGAGGAAGGTTTATGAGTGCAACATTTTTTAGATTTAAGGTAGGAAAATTGGGAGCGTCGATGGCTCACATGGAATATATATCTCGCCAAACTGCTGTTCTTGATCAAGAAGAGGGAGTTTTAATGAGGAATATTCCAGACTCAGTAAAAGAAGCAAGAAATTACAGGGAACTGAGAGAAAACTTGGCTTGTTACGCTTGGGCTAGAGAGAAAAGTGAAAGGGCTATTTACAGAGCTAAAGCGAAGGGAGGAGTAAGAACGCATTACAGAGTAATGGCTAGTTTTGAAAGGGATGTTAGTACAGAAAAAATAAAGCAGATGATGAATGAGTGGTTAGAAAGCAAAGTGCCATCTGCAAGAGCTTGTGGTTTTATTCATAGAGACACCGATCATACCCACATTCATATTTGGGTTGATGCTAGACAAATAAATGGTGAAAAACTTCATTTTGGAAGTGGGTCTTATAAAAGTTTAGATAAAGAATGGAACAGAGTTTACTCTAAAGAGATGGGAAGAGATGAGAAAGAGTACTTGGATAGGATAGAGAGGAACAAGCAAGAGAGGGTGCTGAAAAATGAGATGAATAAGTTGTTAGTGCTAGATGCAAATAGGAATGGCGAAGTAGCAAAAAAGCAAAGTAGAGAAATTTATGTACAAAGAGAAAAACATAACACAGGGGTAAAAGAAATTGACCAAGAGAGAACTAGAGGAAATCAACAACAGACTTCAAATGTTATTGAGAGAGGCCAAGAAAGAGAATCAACAATTAAAGCAGAGTCTAGAGAGGGTAGAGGAGGAGAGCAAAAGGGTAGCAGAGGCGAGAGAGCACTACCAAGAGCTAGTGGGATGGCAGGAGAACGAGTTGAAGAAGCGAGACAACAAGATATTGGTTCTAGAGAAAGAGAAGCAGCAATGGCACCAAGAAAGCAAATTGTTGGAGAAACAAATAGAGAGTTGGAGGCAGCAATTCAATCAACTAAACAAACAATTGGCGACTTTAAGGATTTGGAAAGAGAATATGAACAAACAATTGAACGACTTATAGAGGAGGAGCAGGAGAGAGAAGAGGCTGAAGCTTACGAGTATGAGCAAGGTTGTGGCTACGACGACAGAGACGATTATGACGAACCTGGACGTTAAATAAGTAATAAATTTTGAATGAGAGTTTTGAACGAGAATTTATCAATAAAACTTGATGAAGGTATTTCATTTGCAAACAGGTCTTAAGCTTATTTTTCAGAACTTACTCTATTTGTATGACTTACCGATTATACAAATATTAGATATGACGTAAGTATTTATGATTAAATACGCCAACCCGGAAAAACTTTTCCTAGCCCTTGCCGGATTTTTCTAAAAAATGCACCTATATACTTTATAGGGGACTTTTTTAGGCTTACCAATCAAAAATAATAAAATATTAATGAAAATACTAAACACTGATTTAATAAACAGATTTTTTTCCACGCCATAAAAAAGCCACCAAGAACCCTTTTTATATTTTGAAGAAAAATAACGTAAAATATAAAAAAGCTATAAAATACGCTATATAAATTATTTACGATAAAATAAATAATATTTATCTTGCAAGAAATAGTACTGTAAGTATAATTTGTGTTCTATTTATATGAGTCATAATTATTACTAAGGTTTCGCGGTAATATGCTGTTTTGCAAAAATAGACGTAAGGAAAATTTATGCATACTAAAATACATAATTTGAGGGAAAAGAAGCTACTTAGCAACAAGCTACTAAGTTGGCAAAAGTGTTTATTGTCAATAATGTTAATTACAAACTTGCTAAGTCTGTCTTCTTTTGTGTTTGCGGATGTGACGGGAAAAAGAGATAAAGCTAAGAGTTTGTTTAATAATGCTAGTATAAATCCAACCTTACAATTACCAGGAGAAGTTTTAGTAACCAGGCATTCACCAAATTTAAGTGGGACGAGAGTGGAAGGATCAATAAGAGTATTGTTGGGGGAATCTTTTAGCCTAAATTCCAATACAGTAGTTACAGGAGATATTTATGTACCTGGAACGCCTAATATTACTGTAAATGGTGGAGGTAATAGTGTTTATAGGGGAACAGTAGTTGGAACTGGTAATAATTTACCTTCAGGTTATAGTATAGCCCTAAATAGTAATACTACTCTTAATCATATAGTTACAAGAACAGATGCAATACAACTTAACCCCTTACCCAATGTTGCACAACCTCAAGGCACAAGAGATTTAGCTCTGAGTGTTAAACAAACTCCAGGTGATTTCTCTAGCATACGTAATCTTACCTTAAACTCAAACTATGGGTTATTAGCTGTTCCAGCAGGAACTTACGGACAATTTACTGCTAATGCAGGTTCTGGATTTATTTTAGGGGTTGATAACCAAAGTACAATTTATAATTTTCAATCTATAAATCTCAATTCTAACAGTGAGATACAAATCAAAGGCAATGTTACTATTAATGTGCAAAATACCATTAATTTTAGTAGTAATGTTAAGGTTGGAAACCCTCTAATTCCTGTTTCTTTATCCTTAAATATCTCTAACGGTGGGTTAAACCTAAACTCTAATACAGAACTTTACGGTGCTGTAAAAGCACCCAGCGGACAAGTTAACCTTAATTCTAACAGTAAATTAGTAGGTTTGCTTGCCTGTGATAGGGTTAACCTCAATAGCAATTCTTTGATTAAAGGTTTCGTTTCGGACGTGACTTCTCCTCAAGTTACTATCACTTCGCCAACTCAAGGCCAAAATATAGATACTGCCACAACAACAGTAACAGGAAGTTTTAGTGATGATTCGGTTGTCACTTCTGTAAAGGTTAATGATGTAAATGCAACAATTAACAACAATAATTATAGTGCAACGATACCTCTTAACACTGGTAGTAACACTATATCAGTCATTGCTACTGACATCTTTGGGAACGCTGGAAATGCTAGCGTCACTGTAACCAGAGGAGGTAACGCAAATAAACCTCCTGTTGTTAGTGCTGGTGCTGACCAAACAATTACTTTACCTATTAACTCTGTATCTCTTAATGGCACGGCTACAGATGATGGAATTCCCAATCCTCCAGGGCAACTAACTTTGTCTTGGAGTAAAGTTAGTGGAAGTGGTAGCGTCTCTTTTTCTAGCCCTAACAGTGCAATAACTCAAGCTACTTTTAGTCAGGCGGGTACTTACCTCTTAAGACTGAGTGTGTCAGATAGTCTATTAACCTCCACAGATGATGTTATTGTTACAGTCAACCCTGCACAAGCTAACAACCAATCTCCACAAGTTAATGCAGGGCAAGACCAGGCTGTTACTTTGCCTAATCAAGCTACCTTGCAAGGTCAAGTTACAGATGACGGGCTTCCTAATCCCCCCGGTCAACTTACTCTTGCTTGGTCAAAGGTAAGTGGCCCCGGAACAGTTAATTTTACAAGCCCAAATACAGCAATAACTCAAGCTAGTTTTTCTTTGGCTGGCACTTATGCCTTAAGGTTGATGGCTAGTGATAGCGTTTTGGTGGGGAGTGATGAAGTAATTGTCACTGTTAACCCCGCTCAAGCACAAAATCTCGCTCCTCAAGTTAACGCAGGAGCGGACAGAGATATACTTTTACCAGCAACAGTCTATCTTGAAGGTACAGTTAGCGATGATGGATTGCCGACAGGTTCTGTTTTAAGCCTTAGTTGGAGCAAAATTAGTGGTTCCTCATCGGTTATTTTTACTTCCCAAACCTCTTTAGCAACCTACGCTGTTTTTGATTCTCCAGGAACTTATGTCTTAAGGTTAACTGCAACAGATGGACAACTTACATCAACCGACGATCTAGTAATAACACTAAGAACTAGAAAGCAAATTCCCCTCTACTCTAACGGTTATGGGTTTGATCCTGACGAGTTGACAGTGAAAAGAGGAGAGAAAACCATAATTGTTCACAACAGGACAGGATTTGAGCTTACGTATACTTTTGTACAAGGAAGTCAAAATCTAAGTATTTTAGCTAAACCTGGAGAAGATATTTTTATAGACGCTACATTAGAAGTAGGAACAGCCACTATTTCTGCCTCAGGGCACCCTGAATGGACTTGCACAATCACAGTAGTGCCGTAACAAAAAAGGAAAAGACTATGTTTAGTTGGAAGAAAAACTTAATCGCAATAGTGTTAGCATTAAAAATAGCGAGTGTAGCCGTTGGTCAAACGAATCCTCCTCCAGTGCAAACGCCAAATGTTACTACCTCTAGCCCAACAACCCAGTCAATACCGACTGGATTAGCCAAAGGTGTTAATCCATTGGGGAGTTATGGAGGTAGCAACTTTGACAAAGTTAACCTATTTAATGGCAATGTGAGTATGTCATTTCCTTTGGCTAGTTTAACTAGTCGTGGAGGGATGAGTGCTGGAGTAGTTTTATCCTACAATTCCAAAACTTGGTACGTAGATAAAGTAGAAACAGACGTTGCAGCCAGAATTGCAGGCGAACAGCCATCAATAGTTACTACTTATATTCCTTCTTATAGTGAGCCTGACCCTGAAATTTCATCACTAGGAGCAGGTTGGACTATTCATTCAGGTGCTCTAAGAGTTGTTCACACGGCAATAATTAACAAAGCAAACCGAACATGTGTCTTTCCAGGTCCCGGAGTTCAACCACCTAAACCAGAAAAAACGATAACGATTGTGACTTTTACGTCTCCAGACGGAACAACCTATGATTTTAGGGATAGGATTTATGATGGAGAGCCAAGATTTTTAGTTAATTGTGAGCCCATTTCTAGAGGAAAACGGTTTGAATCTAAAGATGGTACGTCTGCAACTTTTGTAAGTGACACAGAAATAAAAGATTCCCTCTTTAGTACAAACGAAACCAACATAAGTGGCTACGTTTATCTCAGAGATGGAACACGTTTTAGAATTGAGCAAGGTAGAGTAGTCAAACAACGCGACCACAACGGCAATTTAATCAAATATCTTTATGATGGCAATCGCCTTAAAACTGTAATTGATAACATGGGACGAACTATTGAGGTTCGCTATGATGTTTCTACAGGCGTTTTGGCTACTATTACCGTCAAAGGAATTGGTGGACAAGATAGAGTTACTACCGTCAGAGGTAGAAAACTAGAAAATCATCTTGCTACAGGGCAAACCAAGAAGAATATTGACCAATTGTTCCCTGCTGAAGCCGTCCAACTATCAATTCCTGATATACCTTTTAACCCAAGAGTTGTTAATGAAGTCATTTTGCCAGATTCTTCTACGCCAATTGCACTAGATGGTCATAAATGGGAGTTCAAATACAACAGTTATGGTGAGGTAGTGAGTGTTAAAACTCCTGCTAAAGGTGTTGTAGAGTTTGAAATGGGGCCTAATATTGGTCTAAACAATGGTGGTTATGACCCTACACTCAATCAAATTTTTCGCAGAGTAGTAGAAAGGCGAACTTTTCCATCAAATTCTACACAAATTGAAGGTAAAGTTACGTATTCTGACCCCACAGATCCATCACGCATAGTAAATGGTGATGTTACAGTAGAGCAAACAGAAGTAGATCCTAACAACGGGGACAGAATTTTAAGTAAAAGTTCTCATAAATTTTCGGGTCATCCTAAGCGTGGGCTAGATAGAGCAGGCGGCACACCTCCACAAACTGGATATCGTCCTTGGCTAGAAGGTAAAGAGCTTGAAACACAACAATTTAACTTTGATGGCGTTACCCCTATGCGCCGTAGCATTACCACATATCAGCAGCAATCTGGAGTAGCCTGGATAGCAGGCGCAGACGCCAACACTTTGGCACAACCAGAAAATAACCCAAGAATAACTAGATCTACTAATAGTTTGCTTGATGGAGGGACTAAAACTAGCAAAGTTGACTACGAATATGACCAATTTAACAACGTAACGAGTGAAGTTTTAACCGGTTATGCTAATGAGATAATTCGCAGAGTAGAGCGATCTTATGTAACTTCATTAAATGGAATAGATTATACAGCACTTAATGCCCAAGAAAGTGACGATTTAGACACCGTTTTAGATACCCATTTGCGTTCCCTTGTAGACACCGAGACAATAAAAAATGGGGCTGGTATAGTAGAAAATACTACAAAATACGAATATGACCAGTACAGCGGAGCAAATAATGCTGCTTTAACGCCAAGAACACTTACAGTAGACAGTCATGCACAGCTTTATCAAAGCCCTTCGCGTGTGCAAAGAGGTAATGTTACGGCTGTAACAACGGGTTTTGGTAGGCCAGAAGCATCAACGTTATATTCTCATTATGACGTTTTAGGTAATGTAGTAGAAGTTTTGGGGCCAAACCCAGGTCAGAGGAGCGAAAGTGTTTATAATTTAAGCTCACAATTCACATTCCCAGAGCAAAGTAAGCAACATGTGAGCAGCGGATTGAGTGGAAGTCGGGTTTTAACATCAAGTCGGGTATTTGATTTTCATACAGGAGCGGTACTTTCTAGCACAGGACTTAATAATGACACTACGACTTTCCAATACAATGACAAATTAGACCGTTTAACGTTGGAAACAAGACCAGGGGGAGACTCAAACGGTGGTTTTGGTCGTACCACCTACACTTATAGTGCGCCTGGGGTGTATCCAAACACAGTGACGGTAGAAAGTTCCCTGGATAGCGGTAGGGTTTTAACATCTGTAAGTGAATTTGATGGGTTTTTGCGTACTACCAAACAAAGAAGAACTGACCCAGAGGGTGATGTTCTATCAGAAACTTTCTATGATGCTCTAGGGAGAGTTGAGAAAGTAACCAATCCTTTCCGTCCTCTTTCAGGATTAAGCTCTACCGACGGTTACACTACTAGTCAATATGACGCTCTGAGTAGAGTGTTTAGGATTCAAACTTTTGGTAATTCTGACTTTTTAACTGGCACTGTAAATACAACTTATCAAACTAACTTTGTCACAGTAACAGACCAAGCAGGTAAGCAACGTAAAAGTGAAACCGATGCTGCTGGCAGACTTACAAATGTTTATGAGCCTAATTCTACATCCCAAACGCTTGACCAAATTACTTCTTACTCTTATGACGCTAGATCTAATTTGGTACAAGTTAATCAAGGCGTTCAAACGCGAACATTTACTTATGACGCTCTAAGTCGTCTTATCTCCGCCACCAGCCCAGAAAGTGGTGACGCTTCATCCAATGGTTCTACATTCTACAAATATGACAAAGCTAGTAACCTAATAGAACGCAAAGATCCACGTAATATAATTACTACTTACAGTTATGATTCTATAAATCGCCTTGCTACTAAAACTTATAGTGATTCTACCCCCGAAGCTAGATACTTTTATGATGTGGTACCTTCGGGCTTGCCTTCTGGAGTCAGTTTACCTCCAGGTTTTAGCTTCCAAAACTTGCTTGGTAGAACATCGGCTATTCTTAGTCCTTCTACCACCCGGGATGCTGCTACCGCGCTTTTTCATACTTACGACATTGGCGGCAGAATTACAAAAAGCTCCCAACTTCTTGATGGTCAGCACTACGTTACAAATAGCTCATATAACCTAGCTAGCTTGCCCGTAGAGCATACTTATCCTTCTACAAGGACTATTTCTCATTCCTACAATATTGCTGGTCAAATTACTCAAGTTATGAGCAATGACCAAACTATAAGCCAAAACGCTGAATACAGTCCTAGTGGTGCTTTGGCTAACCAAATATTAGGCAATGGCTTAAATCACTCCATCAAATACAATAGTCGCCTTCAACCTACTGATATTTCTTTAGGCTTTTTCCGTTTCAGTGATGAAAAATTCCGCTTAAGCTATGACTACGGTCTTTATCCATTTTCTTCGCTTAGCTCTGCTACGACTCCAGAACCCCAACTTGACCAATCCAAAAACAATGGAAATATTGGCCGCATCACTATTTACACTGGTCAAGATGATGGTGGCGGGGGTTCTCAACTTACTAGCGGAAGATTTATTCCAGGCAATGGCGCTAAAAATACTTTTAATTTGACTTCTACAGGAGTGTTTGAGCAGGCTTTTGCTTATGATGAGCTTAACAGGCTCAAACTTGCTAAAGAATTTGGTGATTTAGGTTGTCCTTCAGTCGGTGGCGGTAGTGCAGACTCTGTTGTTGCTCAAGTTGAACCTCAAAAACAAACCACTATAACTCTTGAAGGTGTAGCACTTAACCAACTCCAAAGTTTGAGTGTTGGTGGTAGTGGTTTAAGTGTATCTATTCTTAGCAGTTCTGCAAACTCTCTTACTTTGATGGTGGATGCTTCTAGTGGTAGCACAGGCTTGCATGAACTTCGTTTTACCTCTGCTTGTGGTGAAGTTGTTGCTGGTTTAATTCAAGTTCTTTGTGCTGCTACGGATAGCCTTGGTCAAACAGGTGATTTTTTTGCTGTAGATGGTGTTGGCAGTTTTAACGCAACTAACAGCCCGCTTGGTCTAGAGAATGTGTCTAAAGCACATTCTGAAGGAACAGCTATGTTTGAAGTTGATCTCACCAACGCAAGCCTTGCTCGTCCTGATTCTCAACTTCAATTGATCATCTCTTACTCGGCTCAGGTAATTAGCCCGCAGCTTAACCCTGGTTCTTCTACTGTGGTTAATATGGGTGTTCTTATAAATGGTCAGGGTGCTATAGCTCAAGCTCCTTTCAACTCTGTTTCTGATTCTTTGGGTGTTTTTATAGATTCTAACGGGAATGCATCAGGAGGAGACAGTGCAGAGCGTAACCGTAGAGATAGGACTTATTTTGTCCTATTGCCTCCTAACTCTGTAGGTACAAAAGTAAGGGTTGAATGTATATTTTCATATGATAGTACCAGTCTTGGTAATGGAAACTTGCCAACAGTTTTTGTAAACCTAAATGGTAGAACCACTTGTGCTGACTTAAACGGTTTCTCAACTTCTATAGAACCTTCTCCTCTTGCGCTAAATCCTGGAGTGACTTGGAATCAATCCTATGACTATGACCGTTATGGAAACAGATTGAGTGTAAGTGGGACTAATGCTCAAACCCTACAAATTTCCCCTTCTAAAAATAGAATTTCTTCTCCTGGTTATGATTATGACTTAGCTGGTAATTTAATTGCTGACCCTTCTGGTAAGTCTTTCCTCTATGATGCTGAAAATCGGCTTATATCGGTTTCTCAAGGATCTAACACCATATCCAACTATTTTTATGATTCTAACGGTTGGAGAGTTAAAAAACTGACACCTTCCCTCACAACTCGTTTTGTTTATGACCAATCTGGACGGTTACTTGCTGAGTACGATGGCCAAGTAGTTGCGGCTATTGGTTCTCCTGCTCGTGAGCATATCTATGGTGCTAGCGGTATGCTTGCCACTGTTGAAAGTGACAAGATCAATTACCACACCCCAGATCACTTAGGCAGTCCTAGAATCTTAACTGATTCCTCAAGTCAAGTTATCAGTAGGCGTGATTTCTTGCCATTCGGCGATCAACTATCTGATTCTGTTGGCAATAGGTCATCTATACCTGGTTATTCTATTACCGATTCTATACGCCAGAAATTTACTGGTTATCAACGAGATGAAGAGACAGGGCTGGATTTTGCCCAAGCTCGGTATTATTCAAATATAAATGGAAGATTTATGAGTGTTGATCCATTTAGAGGAAGTACTAAAGTTGGAAACCCACAAACTCTTAACCTATATAGTTATACTTTGAATAATCCTATTAATTTTACCGATCCTCTTGGATTAGAACCTGAAAAGAAAGAAGGGTTTTTCTCAAAAGTAGGTAAAGCTTTCAAAGCATTTGGTAAAGGAGTAGCAAACAAAGTATCAAGTACAGTAGTAAAAATTCTGAGATTGAGCAAAGAACCAGAAAAAGTACTCAAAGAAGATGTACAAGTTTATATAGATTTAGCTGGTGATTATCAAGAATATGCTAACAATCCAACAGATGTAAATGACGCAATAAAAGAATCTATTGAGCAAGGAAATTTACCTACTGCTGTTGCAGAAGCTGCTGGTGAAGTAGTTCCTGATCTATTATTAGGAAAAATTATACCTATTCCACCTTTTATTTTCCGAGAAGGCCGTACTAACCCAGGTAGTCTTACACCGCGAGATGTAGATGGGGGTATATTATCTTTTAGAGACTCTCTATCAAATCCATACCCATTACCTCAAGGACAGCTACCTGTTTTTAAGTTTGGAAACGAGTATTTTAAAGTAGACACATCTAAGTTACCAGTAGGATCTGTGATTCCAGACAATGTACCACCTGGTCATGTTGGTATTAAAGGAGCAATGGCAACTCCTGAACAAATAAAAGCGGCTGTAGTTGATAAAGGTAAACTTCCTAAAAAAGATTAAACTTATTACTTAAGGAAAAAAGTTAATGCAAGAATTAAAAAAGACAGATAATGAAATAGCTATGAGCTTGGTACAAATTGTTGCCGAAAGTAATGAAAAATTTATGGATATGTGCCGAAAATTAGACAATAAAAAGGAAGTAATTAAAACTATACGAGACCTTGAATTTAGAAATTATGAATCAGGAAGTATGATTGAGATGTATATAGAGGCTAATTTCAAAATAAACAAATTCGTATGTTGGTTTATTGATTGTAGTTTTAAAGAACAGACTTGGATTATAGATAGTCGAGTGTGCCTTACAGACGATTCCGGGCAAAGTGTGATAGAAGAGTATCCTGAATTGCACACAATAAGTGTAGAGCATTTTATCAATAATTTAAAAAAATCTGTTTCTCTTATAGAGAGTTCTATAGACAATTTTGATTTTAGTTCTTTGTGATAAAGATTCTAGAGAGGTATTTTTTATAAAGCTTTAGTACTAGCTAACTTAAAACTAATTAGTAGGTAAAGTAGCAAGCACTTTAGCTTGGTGCTGTAAAATCAAAGCTTCAATAACCGATTTAGCTATTTTCTTTTCTTCAGCACTAAACTGGGGGTTTTTAAATATCCCCCATGCACATCAGGCTAAGCACAAAGAGAGAAAACAAAGGGTTTAGGTAAAGCAGCCAAATTATCAGTGTCAAAAAGAAGTTGATAATTGTTAGGGCGTGCTTTGCGTTTATTCATAAGACAATGAGGAAAGCCTAGAAAAACGATACTGAGGCAATGGCTAAGTAAAAAGGGATTAGAAAAAGAACAAGCAATAAATAAAGCCATCTTTTGAATGTGTTTAACAGCTTTGGGCAAACTGCGGTTAGGATAATTCCAGCAACCAGCAATCAAAATCCAGTGCTGAATGAGCATAATAATAAGTTTAGCATATACTTCAGAAAGAATACGGTATGGTTTATGGCTGCGAGATTTGTCAACTTGGCCATAACTCTTCCAAAGCTTAAAAAGTAATTCTATCTGCCAACGACAGCGAGCCAAAACTAAAGCCTCCTTCAAGCTAAGCAAATTAACAGGAACATTAGTAATAAATACAGAGTAATCAGCTTGAGCTAATCTTGCTTTACTGACAGTTTTCCCTTTTTCTTTAGCCTCTTCATTCCATTTCCTTCTACGTTCTGCTGCAACTTCTGGAGGAACTTTTACAGCTAGCAAACGACAAGCAAAACGCTCGTCTTCTCCTATTTTTACTTGCGTGTCTAGTTGGGAGGCGTTTTTTTTCTCTAAAATTTTAACAACTGGCCAAGCTTTTTTAGTATTCTCATAAACCAAAACTCTGGTCTTAAGCCTGGATAGAAAATAACTACTTTGTTTTTCTATCTCTCTAAAGACCTTTATTGACCAATAGCCTAAATCTCCTATGTGAATAGAGTTTTCCTCTAACTCCATTGTTTCTGGATTGTTTAACTTTGAGCTTACGTCAGGCTCTTTTCCATCTGCTAAATACAGTCCTGAAATTCTACCACTTTTTATGTCTATTTGTACTTGTAGCTTTAAGGCTGATTGAGCCTGTTCTGAGTTAGTTCCTCCACATCCCTTCCATATCTTTTTTAACTCATCTGGTAGCGTAATTGTACTACTATCTTTTATATATACTCCTTGAAATCTTTCTAATATTGGTATATTTGCTTGCTCCATTCTTACTACTACCTTAATTGTTTCTTCTAACACCTTCTTTAAGAACTCTGCTGAGAGTGGGCTAAATCTTTCTTCTATTGATTGTGAAGTTATATCTATTCCTAGCGTTGTTGCTGTTTGCGCCATTTCTTCATATGTTGCTTGAGGATTACTCATCCATCCAAACACTAACATCTGCACAAATTTTGCCCCGTCCAATTTCACTTCCCTTTTTATAAACCCACTTTCTCGTCCTAACTCTCGTGCCTTTTGCTCTAGTACTTTCTTCATTTCTTCTGCTATTTTTATTTCACTATTCATTTTAGGGTTTCCCTTATATATTTTTGTTTTTATTTTCTAAGGGATTCCCTTTATTTTCAATCACTTACTCCTAGTCTTTTCTTAGCCTGATGCGCATGGGGGGTTTTTAAATATCCCCCGAAAAAGTATATTCCAAGGTAAGCCAATTTATGCCCAGAGTTACTAGCTTTTATTGAAACTACTGATAAATATAAGTAAACAATAAGGATACGCTTATTGAGTATAAGTGAGCCAAAAAGTGTAGTTTTTGGCTCAACAGTAAATCTAGTAATAATACATATGAATTTTGATGATTTTGTTGAGCCAAAAGCCGTGCCAAAATCAAAATGTCAAAATACTCTTAATTTTATCTTTTGGCACACTTTGAAATACATATTTATAAATCTTTTTTTTACTATAAGTTAGCTAATTATATTTTTGGAATATACTTTTTCGGGCGTTATTTAAAAACCCCCAAGAAAGGAAAAACAATGTTTTCACTAAGAGAAAATCAATTACCTTTACCTAAACGAACCTCTAAGAACAACCCTATAAGCATCCTCAGCCTTCAAGCTCAAACTACTATAAAGACTGGTGATCAAGGTGAACAACAAATATATAGCTTTACAATACCTCCAAACTTTTTTACCCAGCCAGGAGGCAAAATCAACGCGACTCTAAGATTAAAAACTGTTGCTGGGGTCAATAACCTATCTGGCTCATTAAAAGTTAAACTCGATGGTCAGGAAATTTTTTCTCCATTTAGTTATTTTATCGCAGAAGGAACCCAATTTTTAGGTCAATCACTAGATCTAATAGAGTTAGTTGAATTAGCAGGAGCAATAAGCGTTGCAAATATTGGGTTTAATGGTTACTTACCCTACGACAACACCGTAAGCCATACGCTAAGTTTTCATTTTGAAGACTCTAATGCTGACTCTACCAATAGCTTTAGAGGTGCTTACCTCAAAGTTATCCACACCAAATAGCCTAAAGAATTTAAATCTAATCTAAAGAATTTATGAGTATCTTTTTCTGCACAACAGAACAAGTAGCCATATTTTTACCTGATTTAGAAATAGGCTCATCTAGTGATGCAACAAGCGAAGCAATTGAACTCGATATTTCTGACAAATATTCAGAGCTTTTGGAAATAGTCGAGCGCAATGGCTACCCAATTGATAGCCCAAATGCTCACCAAAAAGATGTTTTATCTTTACTCAATCAACAATCTCCAGCAGTGAAGCTTATTTTTAGACGTGCTAGTTCTTTGCCCAGTGAGATATTTAGATACCTTAAGCCATTGCCAGATTTACCTAAAATGCTGCAAGAATGGTTTAGATTAGGCTATTTAAGCCATAGTTGGAGGCTCAACTCTGCTATTGAACAAAATCAAAGAGTGGCTTTGGCAACTGTAGAGGAATGTACTAGTTTGGTTAGTGATTTTGTACTTGATGAAGAAAGCCAACCTAAGCGCACAACAATAGAAGAATGGATTTATCAATGGAGTGCTGTTGTCTACTCCTTAGCAGCCAAACAAGGCTATCCCACTCCTTCTGATACCAGCACTTTGCAACCAAACGCAGCTAGAGTTTATAGAAATTTGGTTAGAACAATTGTTGCCTATCAAATTCACTTGGTGCAAATACAATTATTTACAGTCTCAAGCACTTCTGAGCCTCCAATTTCTCTATCCATCAATGCTGATGCCCTGCTCAAAGAAGCAAAGCAACAATTCCAAGACTTTGTTTTAGGAAAGAAAAAATCTAATTTTGCGAGGTAAAATACCTATGAATGCACAAGCACCACCTTGGGTAGTAAACGGTAAAATAGCCAAACGCCGCTATCTATGCCCTTCTGACACCTTTTTTCAAGAAACAATTATTGAACTAGTTAAGGAAAATCAAGAAACTGTACTTAGAGAACAAGAACAATTAGACAAATTAGAACCTGGTAGCCTTAAGTTAATAGAGCGATTTCACACTGAACTTACAGGAGAAGTTAACAGCACTAGTTGTTTTGTATTGTCTCCTAGCCAAATTGTTTCTGACAAAAAAGAAAGTGGCAAAGTTGAAACTATTTTGTTTTATGTCGGTGTCACAGTTAAAGCTTCTGACCCTTCCAAAGTAGCAAAACTAGGTAAATCATACATTTGCGCTTATCAAGCTTTATTAGAGACTTTTGCTAGTTGCACTCCTGAAGTCTTTACAAGTGGTTGGCCGACTAAAGACCAACCTATCCCTGATATACAAATTACCAGACGTGCTTTACTAGAAAAAGATACAGCAATAGCTAAAGTATTTGCTCTAGTTCCTGTCCTAGAACTACAAATGGACATCCGCCCTAATATCAACAAATAACCTACATTTATACAAATTAATCATATTTTTTTAATACCCAAGGAGAAATAAAATGGCACGTAGACTCAATAGCAATATTGAAGAAATCTTTCATGGCTTAAACAATATAACAATTGTTCCAGGAAAATACTTAACTAAGTTAAAACCAGCACTTCCTTCAAATGTAATCAAACTAGGAGGCCGTCAAATAGGCTTATCTTCCCTTCAATCTGACTCTTTGAGAGGAGGAACAAACAATCAAACCCCTACAGGTGGAAGCATAACAGCAGAATTAGCTGGCAAATTTCTTACCCCTAGAACTACATTAGCTTTCACTTTTCACCAGCTAGAAATTGATGGCAATATTGAGGATTTAATTGTTGAAGTTGATGTTAAAACTACACATCAAAATCTTACTGGCATTGCTGTTGATGTCGTAGAAGCAATGAAAAATGCTGCTGATGGTGTAAGACCTACCAAAGACAACATAAGATTTTACACTTCTAACCCGCAAAATGACTTAGACCAAATAAAAGCAGGTTTCTCTGCCTTTTATGGAAATGGTCAAAATGCTGGTTTTAGCAATCAAGGCTCAATTATCACCATAAAAGCTTTGGACACCCTAGGAGAAGCAAGTAACGAATTAGATATAAGCGTAGAGTGGAAGCCTGCTCCACCAAGCCTCATTGATGTTAATCCAGAAGGGTTTGCTATTGGTGTTCCTGGTCTAGACCATGCTGGCTATACAGAAGGCTTGGGTTTTAATGCACAAGGAAATGAGCAAAAAATAGAGTCTGACCAATCCTATTTTCCTATTGATTCTTATATAACAGGCTCAAGTGCTGAAATAAGCTTTAATGCCCTTCAAGACCTTAGTCCAAGAGTTTTGCGTTTAGCATCAGGTCTCACTGGTGTCGCTAGCACCAATGATGCCCAAGTCATACTCTTTAACTTCTTACAACGACAACAATCATTTGGGTTAATTGTAACTAGTCGCACTCCTAGCAATGACTTCTATAAACTGGTTGTTTATCAAGTAAAAGGTAATGGCCTACAACTCTCTCAAAAGAAACAAAACGCTCCCGTCCAGTTAAAACTTACTGCTACACCTCCAGAAGGTAGAGAAGATATATGCTATCTATCTATTCCTAGACCTAGCATTTTCAAAGCAGCCGCATAAGCTTCTAATCAAACTAAGTAAAACTAACCAATAATCACTAAAACTAACTATGTTTGCTGAACAACTGCAAAATGGGCCCATCTTTTATTTTGCTAACCCAAGCTTTGATGAAATGACAGGTTTGCCACCTCTAACAATAGAAGGAACACCGCCTGATCCAGCAATGGAAAGGCGTGTTCCTTGGCCTGTTAGCTCTCTTTATTTGGGTAGAACTCTGGGAGGGCTAGACATTGATCCACAATTCCAAGTCAAAGAACTACCAGCAGGAAACTCAAATGTACCTGATGATGTTTTGCTAACGGATCAAAAAATAATTCTAGGCACAAAATTAGCATTTAATGGAGACTTAGATGTACTTGATTTCTTTGAATTTAGCGGTATTGATGATGGCTATATACGTGATGCTGGAGGGGAGCCAACCACCTCCAAGCATTCCATCTTAGTCGCAATAACCAACCTCAATAGTGAAGATGAATCTATCAGAAATATAGTAATGTATCGCTATTACTTTCGTTGTTGGGTTGCTCCTGCAAAACTCACCATTGGCCCTAATCATAACTTTATCCAAAGCACTATCCATGTTTTGACAGGTCGTAAACCAGATAACTGTCCTCGTGATCGTGGTCGTCAGCTTTATAGACGCTGGAGAGTCTTATGGTATGAGCCAAACACACCTATCCATAGTAGTGTGAGAACAATTTATGGCTAATTTAGAATTTACTTTTGATACTACAGATTTAGATAATAAGCTAAAGCTGACTATTACAACCATTGAGCAATCAGCTAATTTAGAAAGCTTATTTTCATCTCCTAAACTAAAGCTTATTGTAGGTGAAACTGCTCAAAGAACTATTGATAATCAAGATTATGCTGAGTTCAACGAGCCTTATAAGTCTATTCGTTCTAGAAAGTTTGGCAATCGTCCTTTTGAGCGCTTAACTGATAGGCTCTACAACACATTGAGAGTAGGTGAGGGTTTTGATTTTTCTCTTGCTGGTTCTAAAGAACAAATCAATGTGACCATCACTGACCCAGTAGCCAGAGGTCAACAACGCTTAAAACGCTTTGTTTTTGCTCCTGACCAGCAGTTAGCTGATGATCTGGCTAAAGAATTTAGTCAACAACTTACCATCAAGCTTTCTAGCTTATTTAGATAACCACAACAAACATTTATGGCAATCAATAGTCAAATAGACTTAATACTACGTGCTGTTTTCAAAGGTGAAGAAGAGTTTAAACGCGCACAAATTGCCGTTGCTATGCTCTTTGGCAGTACAGAAAGAAACTTAATCTTCATCAAAATTAAGTGACAGTTGAATAGGTTTGCATAGCAGCCTTTGTTGCTTAGCTAACTTTTGAGCTTCTGAGTTAGTGCGACATGGGACATTATGTTTTTCAAGGATTTTGAGAATAGGACTACTCGTCATTTTAAACTGTTTAGCTATAATAGCTGAACTCAACTTCTCTTCTTGATAGAGCCGACAAACTTCAAGTTGTTGTTCTTTAGTTAGCCTCATCTGAACTGGCTCATCTTGTTTTAAAAAAGGTTCGATTTTATCTCGCTTCCTTTCAAGCCATACACCAGCATCTTGGTAAATAAAGTTGAAGATTTTAATAACATGCCCTCTGCCTTTATAACGAATAGCAACAATATTCTCGTGTGTACTGTGCTTACTTCCAGCTTTCTTTTTATTAAATTTACCTCTGGGTAAACCTAGATGCTCAAACAAGAGATCTTGTATCTTTTCAATAGCGCTAATACTACCTATTAAACTCCATTCTAAAGGCGGATGTTGATTACCAATGGGCTTACCTACCCACCAACAGCCATCAGCGTCAAACAGGCCGCGTAAAAAGTGACGCTGTAAATCAATAGGTAAATGTAAAGGCCATTGCATGTTGAGGGATTTATTAGGGCGAATACAAAAGTTTTTGGTTAAATCGTCGGCAAGCTCCTGAGATGCTATAGTAATATCTGCTAGAGGCTGCCTATTCCTATGTGACTGATTGACAATCCGTATAATATGGTTACTTTCTAACGCTTCCCTAAACTTATCAAGATGGGTTTTATCTTCAGCCGCAAGGCCAATTTTTATTACTGGACTATAGTTTTCTTTATTTTTATCTTCTTTACTTTGTGGAATATGAATGTTTCCATCTCCTGCAATGAAGCCAGCCCAATAAGCTGAGGTAGGGTTAAGGTCAGAGAAGAAATTATAATTGCACTTATATTGTCTATGGCGCTCACTTGCAGTTCTTGGTTTTATATTACTTTCTGCCAAAACGTCGGTGATTATAGAAGGATGCACGGTAAACAAAATAGTTAGTTCGATACTTTTAAATCTATGGGCTTGATACCAATCTACTATTTGCTGTTTTTCTGTTAGGGTAAGGTTTTCTATAGGCCGGAATTTTACTTTAGCTAACTTCATTGCTTTATATATCAAGGTAGGTAAGACGTTATAACGTTCGGGAAGTTTTAATCTTTCGGCTGGTTTACTATGATAAAGCTCAACTATTTCTTTTATCTGTTCATCTGTAAGTTTTTTGTTCATATACTTTTTATTTTTCTTATCAAGCTGGCTACCTGAAAGCAGCCAGCAGGTTAAAATAACTTAAAAGGTTTATCTTATAGAATTGTTTCTAGCCCATTGCTACCTTGATTTACTAAACTCTTACACCATCAGACAGGTCAATAGCCTTGCTATAGTAGTAGTTACAGCGATGAACAAATGGTTTAAGTCTTTGATTTACAGTTAAATATTACTGACCTAGTTTTTATCTTTCCATCCGACGACAAAACAACAAAAAATAAAATCAAAAAACGCTAAGCAAACATACTCTACATTATACCTCCCTTAATGTATCCGTTAAAGAATAGTATTTATGGCAAACGAACAAGAAATCAGAATAAAACTAATTACCGAAGCACAAAGCCTTATAGCAGGATTAAAGCAAGGCGAGACAGCCACAGATAAACTAAAACTTGCTATTGTTTCTTTAGAATCTGCTAATAAACAAGTTGCTGATGCTGAGCAAAAATTAGAAAAAGCTAGAGAGAGTGGTAATGCTAAAGCTATCAAATCAGCAGAAAAGCAGCTTGAATCTAAGGCTAAACTTGTTATTCAAGCTGAAAAAGATGTAGAAAAACAAGTTAGGTTTGTTGAAAGAGTAGTAGATCAAGAGGAAAAAGCTTCTCAAAAGGCGAACCAATTAGCACAAAAGGAAGCAGAGCAAAGACTCAAAGCTGAAGAACAAAAACAGGGCGCAATAGAAAAAACCTCTGAAAAGCAAATTAAAGGTCTTCAGCAAATTGCCAGTTCTATTAATTCTACTCTTGAAGCATTGGCGACAGGAACTAATCCCTTACAAGCTCTAGAAAAAGGTTTTGAGGCTATAGGTAAGCTTGCTGGCACTTTGCCAGGGCTAGGTGCTGTAGGAGAAAAGTTTGCTGAATTGTCAGTTGCTGGAATTAAGCTAGTTGAGACTTTTTCTGAAATCACAAAAGAAGCTGTTGAAAGCCAAAAACAAATTGATCAATTAACTACAACCACAGGTGTTAGCGCAGAAACTATATCTGTTTTGCGGGTTGCTGCTGACCAAATAGGGCAAACATTTGTCCAGGTTGTTGGCGCTATTGACCTTACAGCAGAAAGAGTAGTTAGCGCTAGAGAAGGGGTAAAGAAAAGCGTTGATATCTTTGAGAAATTAGATGTTGCTCTCAATGATGTTAATGGTAACGAAAGAACATTAAATGATATTTTAGATGAAACAATTACTAAGTTTGGGGCTTTACCTGGTGGTACAGAAAAAGCAGAAATAGGTTATAAGCTCTTTGGACTCAGAGCACAAAAGGTTATCGACCAAGTTGGTGGAAACTTTGAAATCCTTAAGGAAAAAATCAGAGACTCAGGAATTGTATTAGACAAAATCAGTTCTGATAAATTACGTAGTTTATCTTTAGATTTAGTTGATATAGAAACAAAACTTCAAGGCTTACGCAACATTATAGGTGCTGATTTTGCTGATGATTTTGCTGATATAGCTAAAAATGCCAGCCAGGCTTTCAAGGAATTTAGGGAAAATGACGACATAAGAAGAGGATTAGAAGTTACTTTAGAAGTCGTACAACGCTTAGTAAGAGTCATTGGTAACACGTTAGTAGATGTTGTAAAAGGAGCAGGAAAGGTTTTAGCAGGCTTTGGTAATATCTTAGAAGAGCTACCTCTTAGCGTACAAAAAGTTTTAGGCATTAACACAGAGCTTATTAATGGTCTTAAAAAAGCTGGTGATGCTACTGTTGGCTTAGCTAACAATAGCTTAGGCTTAATAGATGCAAATGAGAAAACAGGAAAAAGCCTTGATGCTCTTTCTGAAAAAGTCGCGGCTCTCGGCAAACAACAACAAATCCAATCAGAAAATGCTGAACTTTTAGCCAAAAAACAAATTGCTGATGTAGAAAAAAGACTAAGGCAAGGCGCAATAGATGAATTTCAAGCTGCCCAAGAAATTGCAAAGATTAATAACGATCTTGCTACTCTTAAGTTCAATAATGCACTAGCAGAAAGTAAGCTAATCCAAGAGGATATTACCCAAAAAAGAGAAGCCTTAAATAATCAATTAACTACTACTATCAACACAGAAATTGAAATTGATAGAAAAAGAAAAGAGTTTGCTCAAGAAAGAATTAAAACTGAACAAGAGAGTGCTAAGAAAGTCGCTCAAGCTGAACAAGCAGCAGAAGAAAAGAAAAGTAGAATACGTGCAAATTCTGCTTTTGACTCTAGAGAAGCTACTCAAAGACAATTAAAGGCAGTTGATGATGAGTTAGCTATTGTCCAGCAAGCTAATCAACAGCTTTTATTCGACAATCAGAGAAAAACAGAACAGTTAATCCAACAAGAAGAGTCTGCAAAAGAACGTAAAAAAGAACTCTCACAGGATCTTTCTGATTTTGAAAAAGCAATTAATACTAATGTTATTTTAGATGCAAATATTACATCTGAAAAATTAATTAAGCTAAATGAGAATGTAGCTAAGTCTAAACAACGTCTTGCCGAAACAGAGCTAGAAGTCCAACAAAAAGCAAACCAAGGCTCAGAAAATATTCTTAAAGCTTCTTTAGAAAAAAAGAAAAATGAGCTTACAAAATCGGTTAATGAGGCTAAAGAAGAATCAGAAAAAGCTCTTGAGTCTATCACCTCAAAAAGTGTAGAAGCTGCCAGACAAAGAGCTGAAGCCATTAAGAAGCCCTTAGTAGTAGAAAAAGAAGGCTTAGAAGAAATACTTCAAATAGCTAGAATAACAGCAAAAGACAAAGAAGAGATAGAAAAACGTCTTTCAGCAGTAAAAGCTGAACTTGCCAGAAAAGATAAAGAAGAGGCTAAATCAGTCTCAGATGCCCAAAAGAAAGCCGACCAGGAGCAAGCAAATAGATTAGAAAGTTCTATTAAAACTCGTAATGCCCTTACTAAGGTAGCTAATGACCAAGAAAAACAATCAATAGAGGAACTAGTAGATAAATTTACTAGAGGCGAGCTAAGCAAAGAAGAAGCTTTAAGAAGAACATTTTTATTAGAGCTTGAACTAACAGAAAAATCTTTAGCAAATCAACTTTCTAACCTATCAGACCTAACAACACAAAAATCTTTAGGTAAAGATGTAGATGACAAAATCATTACAGCCAATGAGGAAATAGCTAAACTCCAACGTGAGCAATTAGCCCTACAAAAAGCCTTAAAAGGTGAAATCGATAGCACAAGTGAAGCAGTTAACAGAGTGGCTAATAGCTTCAAGGATAGTGATAAAAATGCTTCTAAATTCAAAGACTCTATAAAAGAAAATGAAAAAGAAATAGACGATCTTAATAGCGCTATACAAAAGACTGCTGGAAAGATTCTCTCCATCAAGCAAAACTTTGATGCGTCTAAAGCTAGTGTAGAAGAGCTTAAACAACAAATAATTGATTTACGTGCTGATGCTGATTCTATTAGATTTAGTGCTACTTTGGCCTTTCCTGGCAAAGATGCTGTTATTAAATCATTTGAAGATACTGCTGAACAAATACAAAAAATTCTAACTGAAAGAATTACTAAAGAAGAATTTGAACGCTTTAAGGAAGCGCAAGAGAGAGAATTAGCTGAGAGGCGTAGAGCAGCACAAGAAACCATTGATATAGCGAGCAATCTAGAAAAAGAACTCCAAAGGCTCTTAGAAGATAGTGAAGAAAAACGTAACGAAATCAAGGATCAAATTAAACAAAACGATAAGGACAGAGAAGATCCTAATAACCCTAACTCATTATTTAACTTACGTAAGCAACAAGCGGATAAACTTAAGGACTTTGACGAAAAACAAGCCCAACAAGAGCTTGAAAGACAGGATGCAAAAAACCAACAAAAGATCCAAAAAGAACTTAGTTTCCAAGAAGAATTACTTAATATAAAGACTAATTTTGAAAAAGAGAAAACCAAAGCCGAAGAAGAATCCCTAAGCAAAAAGGCTAATTTAGAGGCTGAAATTAATGACCTTTTAGCCAAACAATCAAAAGCTAACCCAGAAGATAAACTTAAAATAGAAGAAGACATCAAGAAAAAACGAAAAGAATTAAGCGATTTAGCTGAAGATGATAAAGCTAGGCTTGCAAGAGAGGCCAAAAAAGGGGAAGAAATAGAAGCTGCTCGTAAACAAGCTGACGAGAAAAGGAAAGGTGCTAAAACTAGTGAAGAAATAGACCAAATAGAAAAAGAGCTTTCTATTCAAATAGATGGCATTGACAAAAAATTTGACATAGAAGAAAAAGCAGAAGACGAGCTTAAGAAATTTCGTGGTAAAGTAAGTGAAGAAACCTTAGCAGCCATTAAAGCTAACTTTGAGAAACAAAAACAACAAGCTGAAGAGTTTACAAAAGAAAAACTAGAACTAGACCGTAAGCGATATGCTGCTGAACAAGAAGCAAGAGATAAAGCTTTAGCAAAAGAAAAAGCTGACCAGGAGCAAAGAAGAAAAGACTTTATTGATCAGCAAAAGAAAGAGTTTGATGATAGGACTAAATCTTTTGATGACAAGGATAAGCAGCTAAGAGAAGCTCTCAAAAAGGAACGTGAAGAGTATAAGAAACACGTAGAAGAACTACGCACCAAGACAGCTGAATCCCTAGCTGAAATCTCAAAATCTTTCAATGATGGAGGTGCTGCTGCTGAAAAGTTCTTTACTGATTTTGCTAAGAACGCTGGTCTTACAGGAAAAGCAATTGATGATATCTTAAAGAAACTCAAACAATTTAAGGATGAAGTAGCTAGCCAAAACCAACAAACTAACAATGCTGCAAATAATAGCTCCAGTGCTTCCCCTACAAACCCGTCAAGTAATACTACTAATAACCAAAATAATAATAGTGGTAGCCCTTCATCCTCACCTTTTAATACCTCAGGAGCAACTGGAACTATAGGCAGCAATATTATCAGCGCAGTCCAACAACCTAATGGTGATATTGGAGCTAACCCAAACTCTAACCCTAACTCTAACCCTAACTCACCAGCTAACAACCCTAATAGTCCTATAAATGACAGTAGTTCACCTAATATAAACAACAATCCTAACGCTAACTCTAACACTAACTCTAACTCTCAACCTAATAATAATATTGGACTTAACCCAAAATCACAAAACTCACAAAATCTAGTAAATCAAAATAAATCCTCTAACTCTACAGGAAACGGAACTTATCCAACTATCCCTCCTCAAATCAAAACAGGAGAAGAATACAAAGCTCTAGTGCTACAAATCTTAGAGGCTATGCTACAAAAAGCAGGAGTAACAGACGTTAACGCTCCTGGCTCAGGAGACTTATTCCTTAAAGGCAAAAAAGGTAATCAAATCGAGGCCGAAGCTAAAGCTCTAGGTAGAGAAGCTTTTAGAGCTTATGCCTTTACTGCAATCTTATCGAACCCTGATTTAGCACCTAATGCAGAAGATGTTTACCAAAAAAACATCAATAGCGTTTTTTTTGGTGGGACTGAAAATAACGTTATTAACGTGATTGTAACTATTGATTTCAAAGATGGTAAATCCTTTACTAACCTTAAAGGCATCAAGAAAAGAACTACTGATATTGCTGATCAATTTATTAAGCTTGTAGAAAAGGTTACTAAAGCAGGTAAAGACAAAGGTGCTAAAGGAGTTGGCATTAAAGATAGCCCTATTATTGATGGTTCTTCTAATCAACCTGGTGGTGGTCTTCCTGGTGATAAAGGTAACGACGGATTTGGAGACAAAGACAAACCTACTGTTCCAAAAGCTCCAGAAGTCCCTCGTGGTCGTGATCTAACAGATGATGAACAGGGTTTCTTTGCTAATCGTGAAAAAGATACTCAAAATGGTGATGGCGAAGGTGCTTCTAAAAAAGGGTTTGTTCCGGTAGCTCCTGATGCTGCCGTTGGTGTTTCACCTAAAACGCCTAATCAATCAGCAAACAACCCTTCTAACCCTTCTAACCCTTCAACCCCTACAAATAACAAGGCTTCAATAGCTGAAAACAACAATGCCCAAGGTCAGCCTGTTGATTCAACAAACAATTCAACAAGCCAATCTATTAATCAAAATAATAACAACCAAGTAACAGTAAACCTACAAGTGCAAGGATTTCTTGGAGATAACAAAACAGTCAATCAGTTAAAAGACCTCTTCTCTGACCTAATGAGCCAACAAAACCAAGTAAACCAAGACAGACTGCGCCAACTTAATGGAGCTAATCTAGCTCGTAGAGGTTAAACAAAACCAATGGCAACAATTAATTTTACTTTAGCATTCTTAGATCCAACCAAGCCTTTATCAGAACAGTTTGGAGATGATTACACAGCCTACATTGATCAGGCTAACGGAAAGATATTCCTAAAACAGCCTAAAAGCTTTTATGCGCCTAATGGTGGAACAGAAACAGTTATTGAGGTGCAAATCTATGCGTCTGGAGAGGCTATTGCTACAGGCTTGCAAGCCCAATTCCTAGCAGCAGAAATGGCAGGAGATGGTCTTTACACTCAAGTCATTTTTAATGAACAAGCTATGAGCAATGTAGAGTGTGAACAACAAGCTAGGGCTGAACTAGCTTTTTTAACTCAACTTCGTGGAGGCTTTTCTTTCAACACATTTGAGAGAGTTAGCTTGCTTGATGGTATTCGCTATAAAGATACAGTAGACCAAGTGGACGTGACTTGGCCTATTCAGCAAATCAATTTTGTTGATATTGGTGGATTTCTACAACGGCAATGCTCTTGCTCTCCTATTTTAGAAAAAGACCTTTTTGAGCTTGCAAGCGAAGGAAATATAAAAGCTAGCCTTCCTCTTTCTGCCCGTAGGATAGACATTCTCGTCACTAGTGCTGGCTCTGGTGATGGAGGAAATGGTGGAGATATACTTTAATGTTTAGCGAAGGTTGGAGCATAAAAATAGGAAATTTAGCTGACCCTATCAAATTTAGTAATAAACCAAAATTGACCCATTCTACAGCCAAAGGTGGAACGAGTTTTTCCTTTGATATTGTAGGGAAAACTCCTCTACCTTGGACAGAAACAGAACGAGCCAAAATTGAAGTTTTATATTCTGGAGAACAAGTTTTTGTAGGGAATATTCTTTCTCGTTCAAGAGATTTTGATAATTACTTAACTAGCTATAATGCGTTAGGCTATTACACTCATACTAGACGCAACCCTATTATAGCTAAGTTTAATCACCCTTTTTCCTTCATCATAAACCAACTTCTAGACACAAGTGGTGCCAGACCTTTTATTACTAACGTTCGTTATCAGATTGGAAATATTGTAGATAGTGAAAACTCCATCTTGGATACAGTCCTAGAGCGTCAATATATTGGGCAATATTTAGATGCTTGCCTTGATGATTTATGTAAATCTCTTGGTATTCAATGGTTTATCGAACCCGAAACTGGGTTTTTAGTGTTGTGGCAACATAGTCAAATATCTAGCAATAAGGAAATTGATGTGGAGGCTAACCGTTTAGGGCAATGCCAATCATTTAATCACGATTCTCTTAAACCTAGCTTTATTTACCCTGAAATTACTAGAGTTGTTGTTGCTAAAAATAGTGAGAGTTTACTTAATCGCGGTGTTCCACAGATGGACAGCATCAATAATTACCTGATTTTGCCTAACTCACCAACAAACCAAGTTGATTTGCTCAAAAAAACAAACACAGTAAAACAATACTTTATCACCCCTAATCAACCACCTTGTAATTTAACAATTAACCCATTTTTCAGTAGTTTCCCTAAAGAAGGTGGGCAAGGAAGCTTTGATGTAATTGATGATAACGGTTGTAGTTGGAACGCAATCAGCCAAGATGATTGGATTACTTTAACAGGAAACACAAGTGGCAATGGCAATGGTGTAGTGGCTTTTAGTGTCGCACCAAATGAATTTGCACCAAGAAGTGGTAGCATTTTAGTAGAAGGTGAACAAAATCAAGTCTTCCATACTGTAGACCAAGCAGGGATTGTTCCACCTAACCCTTGTGATTATAGCTATTTTGCTTTAACTGCTGGCAATGCAAACAAAATACTTTTAACTAACACACCTCTTATACCTAAAGAGGCTTCTGCTGATATTGTTATTTCTCCTTATCAATTCTTTAACCCTCCTGCTGATGCACAAGAAGGCACTTATAGCGAGGACTACACCATTACATTAGATTTAACTCATGAAAGCTTAACTACCCTTAGTACTCTTACATTAGACTACTATTCTTTTGTAAGTGGGTCATCTATTGGCTTACCTGCTAACTTTGGTACTTTCCCTGCTGCAAGCTACTCAGCCAATTCAATGATAGAAGTAAGTGGCGTTGGAGTATCACAAAACATCAACACATCAATTTTCTATGAAGGTGGTGGAACTGGCGAAGGAACTTCCCCTGGTTTCTACTTTAGATCAGAAGAAAAAAGCAGCAGCATCCAAGGATCCTTACCTCCTATTGATTTAAGACCTGCAATTGGTTCTGTTGTTACTATTAACGTCCATCTAGAAGCTACATTAACCCCTGGGTCAAATGGCTACTCAGAAGAGTTTACAAATCTAGCTTTAATTAGCTCTCGCTCTGCATTCTCTTTATACATCACTTGTCATTAAATAAGACTAACGGCTTAATCGTTACATTATAAGTAATACTATGCAAGAACAAGGCTTTTCCATCCAAATCGGGTTTAACTTTTATCGCTCATTTTCTATCCCTCAAATCTCTCATAGTGGAGGCAACGGAGGAAAAAGAGCGTCTTTCCAAATCAAGCTCAATGGAACAGAACCTCCTCCAAAACACCGACAACTTGTTTCTATTGTTTATACTTACAAAGATGGAACAGTAGAAAAGCTATTTGGTGGTGAAGTTGGAGCAATTCAGCTATTACCAGAGTTTTTCCCTTATCGCGTTTATCAAATAACTTGTAGGGATTTTGAGAGTATTTTTCTTAACGTAGAGCCTTTTAGTTATCGTCAGCTTTTCCCTCAACCCATAACAGTTCATGCACTAGCATTGCTAGCCTTAGGTGGTGGGCTAAGCGCAACACAACAACCTAATGGTGACACTAGAAGCCGCTTAAACTTGGTAATTAGGCAATCAAGTGAGCCACCTCCTTGGGTTGATACAACTAATGCAAACGAGGATCTTCAACCTTTTGCTGTAGAAAACTCAACTCTAGGACAAGCTATTCAAAAACTCTGCAACCAATTTGGCTTTAGTTATAGTGTAGACTTTGGTACTTGGTTGAGGATTGACTTATTAGGCAATAACCCTCTAGCCAACTTAATCCTTACTCGCAACGATTTTGGACAAACTAATGAGCGTCTACTCATAGACACTTCTCCAGACTCAGATCCTTGCCTACAAACAAAATACTCAAACTTAAAACTACAATTCCAGGCTAGAGACATAAACCGAGTCCTAGTTGCTAAAGATCCTGAAAGCTTACTTAACCGCAATGTTCCACAAATGGACACAATAAATAACTTTCTTATCCCTGCTAATTCTCCTGAAAACTCTATCAACTTACTTAAGAAAACAGGAACGGTTAAAAGTTATTTTATCACTACAGATAATTTTGGTGGTGATGGTGGTGGAAGCGGTGGTGGCGATGCTAGCTAAGAACAATATATTCAACATATTGCATAAACTCAACTTTATCAATAATTAAAAGAGGTAAAATTATGAACCAACAAAAAGGAACCACTGTAATGCCTCAATATAACGAAACTTGGAACGAATATCAAAAGCTCGTTATGTTCCGTCTTGACCAACAAGATAACAAATTAGAAAAATTAGAAGAGAAAACTAATCAAATACACACCGATATTTCTAGCTTTAAGTCTAATGCTAGATTTACTGGAGCCTTAGCTGGCTTCATCGTAAGTTTACTTGGTTTTCTTTTTAACCACTTTCGTTCCTCTCAAGCCCAATAACCTAAAAATCAAACCTATTTTTATATAACTCTAAACCTATAAGGAGATACTATGCTTATTACAATTGAGCAGCTTAGGGCTATGATGCCCACTCTTCCTAAAACCAAAGCTGAGACTTACTTGCCCCATCTAAACTCTGCTATGGATGAATTTCAAATTAATACACCTTTAAGGATAGCAGCATTTGTAAGCCAACTCGCTCATGAGAGCGCTCAACTTAAATACTTTGAGGAACTTGCTAGTGGCTCCAATTACGAAGGCCGCAAAGACCTAGGTAATGTTGTTGCAGGTGATGGCGTTCGCTTCAAAGGACGTGGCCCCATTCAATTAACAGGCCGTGCAAATTATCGCGAAGTAGGAAAAGCGTTAGGCGTTGACTTAGAAAATAATCCTAAACTAGCTTCAAATCCTGAAATAGGTTTTAGAATTGCAGGCCATTTTTTTGAAAGCAGAGAGCTTAATAAACTAGCTGACCAACAAAAGTTTGACTCTATAACCAAACTGGTCAATGGCGGGTTCAATGGTAAGGCTGACCGTGACCGTTATTATGCAACGGCTAAAAAAGTCTTAGGCGTTAAATAATTGCCAATTACCTCCATGTTCCTATCTTCTTAACCTATCTAACCTATATTGGAAAACCCTTATGATCCAAAAGAAAACCAAATATTTAATTATTTCTAGTATTTTGTCTGTGGTCTTTTTAGTTACTCTATCAGTCCCAATTACAGCAAGTTATTGTTTATATGAACTTGCTTTATTAGTTAGGGAAGGAAGACAAGCAATAACCCAAACCTCACCAGAACTAATTAGCACAATAGCTAGCGGCAAATCTTTAATCACAAAAGTAGACAATTTTGTTACTCCAGAAAGACTAGCCTACATTGATGAGGCCACCAGGTCACAAATTAAATCAACAGATGAGGCAACAAAAGGAGCAACCCGCTTAACTGTTGCTACCGTAAACACCCTGGAAAAACACATCCAGCCTGCTATTGATGAGCTTAAGAACGACGCTAAAGAAACCATTTCTTCCCTTAAAAAACAAATTGGCTCTCTAGACTCTTTAACCCAAGAAACTACTCATCAATTAAAACAAAATGGTGACCAGGTTCAATCTATCCTTAGAACTAGCGAAAGCCTGATCATCAAATCAGAGCCAGAATTAATCGCTACACTTGCACAATTAAAGGGCAGTGCTAAGAGTTTAGAAGTTCTAACCAATGACCCCAATTTAATCCAAACTCTAAGTAATATTAAGGATACTACCTACAATGTGTCCTTGCTTACTAATAACTTATCAGACTTATCTCATCACCTCATTGACCCAATTATTAACCCTAAGCCTCCAAAGAATAAGTTTGATAAGTTCTTTGTTCGCCCTACTGTCAAAGTGCTTAGGATCTTAAATGGCGCTGGCAATGTTTTATTCTTAGTAGACAGACTTAATCCCTAGTAAATCAATCTATACTTTACCCTTTCAAACAACATTAACTCATTATTAACTCATTCACAATCAAGGAGATAATTTAATATGTCTTTTTCTAACTTCTTTAAAAAGATAGGTGGATTTTTTGCTAACTTATTTACAAACAAGAAACTAAACCAAGCAATAAACCAAATATCAAGTCTAGCTCAAACAGCCTTTCCAATAGTTGAGTTGGTAACAAAAGCTACACCCTCAAAAGCTGATGATTTGCTTCTGGAAGCTGCTAAAAATCTAGACACTAGCGTTAAAGATATTCTCACTAGCACCAATGAGCTTGTACGTGATGGTGGTAGGCAACGTCTCGCTGCTGAGGCTCTAAGGTTACGTTTGCTTGAACTTGTCCAAAATGGCAAAGAGGTTAAGCTAGACGAATTTACCCTTAAAACTGTTAGCGACGTGTTGAATCTAGATAAAACTACTCTGCTTACTGCCGTCCAATCCGCTGTCTTTTTCTACAAACAGGCTCAAGGCAAGAAATAATTTTCTTTTACAAAAGGGTTACAGAAATGTAACCCTCTATTTACTTATGTGTTACTACATATTTACTTGCTAACTTACCATTGATCTTTTATCTTATTCTTACATTGATACATTCAATCCTACAAATAAGAATTGTAAACGGCTAGACAGATCTCTTCTTTTTGACTTCTTTGATAAACCCACTACTGTCTAGCCACTTACTTTTTCTACTGTTTATTTTCTAGATTCTTCGCATTTTTTCTCTTTTCTACCTAGCAAAAATTACAG